GATAGCACTTACATATCATTAGATTCTTATAGTCATGGCACAAATGATTTTACCTATTCAATTATGGTGAAATTTGATGCATTTGAAGGTTATGATACCTTATTTGAAAATGGTTCATGGCAAGATTGTGGACCACTTTTTAGAGTGATTAACAGAACTTCAATCCAAGTATATATTGAAACTACTCAAAGAGGAACTTTTACTTGGGACCCAAGTGTGGATACTTGGTATAATGTTGTATACAGGAGGAGTGGTTCAACCAATTCATTATTTGTGAATGGAGTATTAACCGGATCAGAATTTACAGATCAAACTAATGCAAACCTTGCAACTGCTAACATGTGGTTGATGAGATCACAACATAATAATGGTCAGTTTACTAATGGAAAGATAGGACAATTTTCATTATACACAAGAGCTCTTGATACCATAGAAATAGAATCAAATTATAATGTTCTTGTATCTTCATTTACTTAATTAATCTTAGTACTCCCCATCAACCCTAACAAAGGTATTCTACACATAATTTAGACACTTGTCAAGATCTGTGTTATAATACATACAAATAAAATGAGACCTATGAATTTTATCGTATTTTCAAAACAAAATTGTCCTTATTGCTATAAGGTTAAACAAGTGTTAGAATTAACTGGTAATAAATTCGTAATCCAAACTCTTGACGAGGACTTTACAAAAGAAGATTTTTATGCTAAGTTTGGTGAAGGTTCTACTTTTCCTCAAGTAGTTTGTGATGATAAAAAATTGGGAGGGTGTGTTGATACAATCAAATTTCTCAGAGAGCAATCCGTCATCAAATCTTAACATAAATAAAAACAACGACCACAGAAATCGTGGTGTTGAATTTTTACTTAATGGAGGTAAAAAAAAGAAAGTCCAACCATTTCATATCATCTTCGAAAAGATGGTTTGCTTTCTAAGACGGGAGGTTACCATCTATTTCGAATTTTCCATCAAAACAAGGAAAAACAAGTAGTATCCTGGAGTAAGAACAATGTTAGCAGTTAGTTTAGTTTTTGGTTCATTTTTAACCGTTCTGTTTCTTATTGTAGGACTAATAGGTGGTTGGACTGCTAGAGAATATATGATGAACTATCGGGAAGTACCAAGACCTCACCCCGAAATGTTTGATAATCAGGGTAACCTGATTCCAGATGAGGTAATTGCATTTAACTTTGAAAACTATCATGACTACGACAACAACGAAGAAGAAGACAGCAACGAGTAAAACAGTATCACTCGAACTTCCAAAAAATCCTTTTGTTTTTGAAGTTTTAGATCTTGCCTCAAAGCAAAGAAGTAAAGCAAAGAAGGTTGAAGTTCTTAAAAAACATAGAGATAATGGTTTAGTTGCGGTTCTGATTTGGAACTTTGATGAAACTATTACTTCTATGCTTCCAGCAGGAGAAGTTCCTTATTCTGGTTTTGAGGATCAGGCAAAATCAAATGGTGGATTGACGACTAAGATTTCAGAAGAAGTTCGTAGAATGCACGAGACTGATTCTTTCTCTATGGGTTCGGGTGATAGGAACGGACATACTACAATCCGTAGAGAGTTCAAGAACTTTTATCACTTTCTGAAAGGTGGCAATCCTGGACTGAATGCAATTCGTCGTGAGACGATGTTTATTAATATTTTGGAAGGACTTCATCCACTTGAGGCAGAAATTATTTGCCTTGTAAAGGATAAGAAACTGACTGATAAGTATAAAATTACAAAAGAAATTGTCTCAGAGGCATATCCAGATATTACTTGGGGCAATAGAGGATAAGTATGAATCTTATGAAAATTTTATTTGAAAATTGTGATCCAGAAAGAGCAGATGATCGTGAACTGCCCAATAATTCATTCCTAGTTGAATATAAAGTTGATGAAGGTGCTTCCAGTTCGTATGATATTGCGGCAGCAGCAAAACAGTCTGAAATCTTTGATCACTACTATGATAAGTACAGAAAAGGTTTCGTGACTATGAATCAGACTGAGGGTAGGGTCAACCCCAAACTATATGGTGCAAAGGCACCCGAAACCAAAAAGCGAAAGTGATTTCAAAAAAGTCGCAAAAAAATCTCCGGAAAATTTTTGATTTGTAAGGTTTTTTTAAATTGTATCATAAGATACAACAATACTTGACTATATACTCTATAGGGTATATAATACCTGTACGTTCATCCAATGGTCTCACTACTATTGGCACTGACCTTAGCCCATCACGATCCGTCACCTTATGGGTGGCATATGTCTTGTGAAAGGTTCTTACAACTTAGAGTTGAAACTCAGATGAGGGACGACATCGATCAAAAGTCGAAGTGGAATCTCATACATTATTTCAAATCAAAAGTTGAAGGTCAATGTGATGGTGTGTTTACCTAGGACGCAAGTAAGTCGCGGAACGGAGCGTTCATCCCATGTTAGCTGAATTACTTCTGTATACCACACTCAGCTGCCAGCAAACCGATGCTCTCATGCTGAGAATTCGGGCAGATGACAATCTTGATGAAAAAATCAAGATTGAGTTGGTTGAGACCGTAAGGGACTCAGCACCAGAATGTGATTGGTACTGGGACGCAAACGACTAAAGGAACGGGCCTAAAAATCCAACTACTTTAGGAGTCACTACAATGAACACCTTAAATCTGATTAAGAAGCAGATCAACAAAGCATCTGCACTTCACGACGCACAAATCTCTCATACCGCATATCGTGGTGTTGAGTATGATGTGCATTGTGACCTCAACACAACCGATCTTCACGGTACTTTTTGCTACCGTGGACGCACTTACGTAAAGTGAGGCAATTATGCAAGCATTACAAGTAACAGCATTAGGTTCTATTTTTAGTGTTGCATTTATTGGGTTACTTTACGGAGAGATACTTCTTTTGCAAAAGAGGTAAATCATTTGGAAATAAGAGAGGGGTTTCATCCCCTCTTTTTTTATGTTATAATATGGTGAAATAATACAGTGTTATGGAGAAAGAAAGACTTAAACTAATTGTAAGAAATCTTGAATTGCTTGTAGATTCACTCAAGGCAGAAGTTTACTCTGATGTGGATGCATACGTCACTAAAGAATCTTCTTCGAGAGTGTTAGATTATGATGAGGTCTTTGAGGACGATGATGACTGATACAAAAAAAGCAAAAGAACTTGTAAAGTTGCTTGAGCGTTTAATCAAGCAAGATCATCTCTATAATGAAGAAAGAATTATTGAGATGAAGACGCAACTGCGTGCTATTAAGGAGCAGATTGCTGATATTGATAAAGAAAACTCTAAAGGATTTGGAAAATGAATGTAAAATTGATTAGTGTCACTCCTGATGCAGAAAAGACAATGGCATACATTGCCCGTGTCTCAAATCCAAATAATCAGGAAAACCCAAACTTTGCAGGATTGCTTCGTTATTGCATCAACCATAAGCATTGGAGTGTGTTTGAGCAAGCAACAATGACTCTGGAAGTTGAAACTACCAGAGGACTGTCACCTCAAATTTTGAGGCACGTTTCATTCCGATATCAAGAATTCTCACAACGATATGCAGATTCTTCTCTACTCGATGAGAGCATTCCCATGTTTGATTTACGCCGACAAGATACAAAGAATCGTCAAAACTCTATTGATGATATTGATCCATTTGTGAAGCAAGAGTTTGAAATCAAAATTCGGAAGTACTTTGATGGTGGAATGGAACTCTACAAAGAGATGCTTGATGCTGGTATTGCAAAGGAATGTGCCCGTTTTGTGCTTCCCCTTGCAACTCCCACCAGAATGTATATGACGGGATCAGTTCGTTCATGGATTCATTACATTGATTTACGTTCTGCTAATGGCACCCAGAAAGAGCATATGGACATTGCAAATGCATGTAAAGAAGTATTTGTAGAACAGTTCCCAACTTGTGCAGAAGCACTGGAATGGATCTAAATATTAATGTGAATGTATTGATTTCGTAACAATGGCAACATATCCTGTAGTCCACAAAGTGACTGGTGAACAAAAAGAAGTAAAGATGAGTGTTCATGAATGGACACAATGGTGTGAAGACAATCCCGATTGGAAGCGTGATTGGTCAGATCCATCTACCTGCCCTTCTCCTGGAGAAGTTGGTGAGTGGCGTGATAAATTAGTTGCTAAAAATCCTGGATGGAATGAAGTTCTTGGTAGAGCAGCAAAAGCACCTGGTTCAAAAGTAAAAAAACTCTAATTTAAGTATATGGCAAGGAAAAAGAGAGGTTACGATCAGCAAATTGGCGTTGGTTTAACATCTAGGGAACTTAAAAAAAAGAAACTCTATACAACTGATTACCTTACAAATATTGAACCGATGACTCCGAATCAGGAGAGAGTGTTCAATGCATATGCTGAAGGAAAACATATTGTTTCTTATGGTTGTGCCGGAACTGGAAAAACGTTTATTACTCTCTATAATGCCATCAAAGATGTATTAAGTGATTATACACCATACGAAAAAATTTATTTGGTTCGTTCTCTTGTAGCAACTAGAGAGATTGGTTTTCTTCCTGGTACACACGAAGATAAAGCAGACATTTACCAGATTCCTTATAAGAATATGGTGAAGCATATGTTTGATTTTCCAGATGATTCTGATTTTGAGATGCTTTACGGAAATCTTAAGTCGCAAGAAATAATTAAGTTTTGGAGCACATCATTTCTTCGTGGAACAACACTTGATAATGCAATTATTATTGTTGATGAGTTCCAGAATCTTAACTTCCATGAGTTAGATTCTATTATTACCCGTGTTGGTGAAGATAGTAAGATTTGTTTTTGTGGAGATGTAATGCAATCAGATCTTCGCAAAAATGAAGAAAGGAATGGTATTATAGATTTTATGGCGATCTTGCGTAAAATGCCATCTTTTGATATAATTGAGTTTGGACTCGGAGATATTGTTCGTTCTGGACTTGTTAAAGAGTATCTCGTTGCAAAAATGGAAGCAGGTTATTAATGTTTAATCACATTGAGATTGAAATACCCCGTCTTGAAAGAGAAACCATAGACGGGGTTCGTTACTATAAAGTTCCAGATGATGATCAACTTCTCCGACTGGTTTCTATTACTTCGGTAACCAGTCATTTTAATAAGCATATTTTTGAAAAATGGCGTAAAAAAGTTGGAGAAGAAAAAGCAAATAAAATTACTAAAGCTGCCACCGGTCGTGGCACCGACATGCACACCTTGGTAGAGCATCATCTCAAAAATGAGGATCTTCCTAGTGTTCGACCAATATCTGAATTTTTATTTAAAATTTGTAAACAAGATTTAAATAATATAAATAACATACATGCCCTTGAAGGGTCTCTGTATAGTAAAGCATTGGGTATTGCAGGGACGGTAGATTGTATTGCTGAATATAATGGTGAGTTAGCAATAATCGACTTTAAAACATCAGCAAAACCAAAACCACGCGAGTGGATTGAACACTATTTTGTACAGTGTGCTGCTTATGCTTGTATGCTGTTCGAAATGACTGATATTCCAGTCAAAAAATTTGTAATTATCATGGCATGTGAAAATGGAGAATGCGTCGTTTATGAAGAATATGACAAAGCAAAATACATCAAACTTCTCACAAAATATATTGGAAAGTTTGTTAGAGATAAATTGGAACTCTATGGAAAACAGTAAAGAATTAGAAAAAGCAATAGAGAGTAAATTTTTAAGTCCAGCAAAATTTGCACTAGAGATCGAAAAGATCGTCATCGAAGAAAAAGTCAATTACATTGATGCAATTATTCACTATTGCGAAATCAATGAACTTGAGATAGAATCGATTACGAAACTCGTATCGAAACCTTTGAAGGAACGATTGAAGTGGGACGCTATACGTCTCAACTTCATGAAGAAAACTTCAAGGGCAAAACTTCCATTATGAATTCAGTTTCCCGTGATGAATTGATGCATCAACGTCTTCAGGCGTGGTTGCGTGAGTATAAATGTGATGACCTCAAGTATCTTGGTTTTCACGAAGATATCTATGGAATTGAACGGCATTGGTATTCCATTGCTGGCAATGAGGTTTCGGTAGATTGTATTGAAGATTTTGATCCTGAAGATTTAGAACCTGATGAAAGTGACTCCTTTTGAAACCTATCAACATTATTTGTCAATAAAAAATCATTTTACAAACCCAAAGTACGACTTCTTTAAGTACGGTGCTAAAACCCGTGCTACTGTGACTTCTTTTAATAAGAGGAAAGATAAGTATTGGTTTGAAAAGACCAGCAGAAAGTATTCTGATAAAGAAATCGTTCAATTTTTGGTATCGAACTTTGTAGCATCAGACAACCCCCAAAACCTATGGATTGGAGAAATTATAAATTCTGGCGAAAGAAATTACGCCGAGTGGATGAAACGACAGCAGAGTTTGAAGTATCACTTCAAAGAACAATCAAAGAAATTGCTATCCGAAAACGGGTTGGAAAATGTCTTCAAATGTACGAAGAAGCACCCAATCATTCTGAAAAAGTTTCTAGGTGGAGAAGTATCTCTAGATACGCTAGTAATATACGAAAAAATCTTCCATTTTTCAAAAAACTACGATGAAAAACTAAAAGATGATCCTGTTTGGCCTCTTGTTAGTTTGAAGATTGTAAAGTACAATCAGTTTCTAAATATTAACATATTTGAGTTTAAACATATACTGAGAGAGATATTACATGGATAATTTTTTTGATTCCGAAATCGTTCAAAAAGAATTAGATGATATTAATCATCTTCAAGAAGAAATATGTGGATCCATTATGTCTTTTGGATCAATGGATCTTGATGTTAAACTTGACCATGTACAAAAATTA